TGGTGGGAAGTTTGTATGCCTATGGCTGTTGGTGAGCAATTATTACGACAAAAAGAGATTTTGCTTAATCGAATTTCTGGTAAATATGTTAAATTGCCGGATAAACAATATATACCACCTAAATGCAGCATAAATTTAACAGATAAATCAATTAAACATCATAAAGGATTTATTGACTGGAATAATCTAACGCTAAAACAAAAAAGCAGTATATTTTTGTTTAAATTAGCTCTTATTTTAAGTAATCGATTGGGCAGGATTTGCTATAGATTCTTTTTAAGATGTGGGATTAGTCCTGAATATTGCCGATTTTTCCTGCAAGCAAACCATTACTCAGTTTTTATAGTTAAAATTGATCTATATAATCTGGTTAGATTTGTAGATGGAGCCTTTAAAAATGATAGGGCACAGTTTGAAATTAGGCAAATAGCATATGCTATGTATACTTTACTGCAACACTATTTGCCTAAATCTAGTGGGTATTTAATGGGGAAGAAATAATTCGTAGGGTTCTAAGAATAGATGACTTCCGACGGAGACACTTTGAGCTACTAAATGTGTAAAATCATCATGTAGATTAACAATAAATCTGTCCCCTTTTGCAAAATTAAAAGGTTTTCCAAAACGTTTCCGTATATCCAATTCCATACACATCGTTTGGGATAATCCTGCAAAGTTTGTAAGGTGGGATTCTGGGGATAAATAATACCAGTCACAGTTTTCTTTAAATACAAATTGGCTTATAATTGTGAATTCTACGTTATATTCTTTATTGTATATGCTAAAAGATATACCATTAGTTAAAGTAGCTCCTCCACCCCAGCCAGTTTGCACAAAATTGGCATTATCGGATATTGTTACTAAAAAAGAATATACGTCTAATTTAGCTGGAGCTTCAAACCAAGCTTTTGTAGCTGCTGCTGAATAATTACCATTAAGATTAGTTGTGACACCATCTCCGTTAAGCGTTAGGAAATTAAACTTAGGTGTTCCGTCTGCTGGGGGTACTGTGCATAGATTTCCCTCTGTATCACCTCTGGCTTTAATATACGCACCTTCTACGTCTGTGTGTAATTTTTTGTATAAGTCTATACTTGGCATAACTTTATCCTAATAGGGCTAAATTACGATAATAAAATAATTCCCTTTCGCTTAATCCATTATAACCACCATTGATAATTTTGGTGATCTTCCTAAACTCTTTAACATCTGCAAGAGCATTTAATTTTCTTGAACTCCAATACCAACCAGCGGATAAAGCCGAATAAGGAGATTGGCAGAGTAGCTTTGGATTATTAACTAAATCAATACCCAAAGCTTCTCCGCAAGACTTATGGTTGAAATAACCAGTAATTTGAATAAATCCGTGCCCCTTGTAGAATTTTCCAGTAGTTGCTCCATGCTTATGAGCTGCTTCTAAAGCTTCTGGTTCCAAATTACCTAAATCTTTTCTATTTTCATAAGCGGAGCCGCTGGCTATTTCTTCAACATAGAACAAACTTCCACTTTCTACAGCTACCTGAGCAAGAAAAGCGGCTATTCGTAGAGGAGTGTTTATGGAATACTTAGTTAAAGTCTGGTTAATACCATCAAGATATTTATCAATGGTTGTAGATTTCGTATTTGGGAAACATTTTTGTAATGTTTGCTTACTTAATGGTAGCATCGTCTTCACCTTCTGATTGTGGGGGGATTTCTTCATCAATAGGCTCTATGCAATCTTCTGCTCGTAAACCTAGGAATTTACGGAAGAGAAAGTTTAAATTTCTTTCAAAGCATTGTCTATATAAGAATAATGTCTTCGGGCCTGTATGTGAGGCTAGTATTATCAGAACCATTGTCTGCAATTTAGGTATGGTTAAACTTTCACAAGTATAGAACGTTAATATCCCTACTAAGATAGAAGCTGACAGATCGGTTATTGTATCAAATATCTTATACCTACTATCTTTCTGTTGGCGTAATTTAAGAGATAGGCCGATTATTCCGCTCCAGATAGATAAACCTATAACCCATAAATAGGTTATAAGATCGTAAGAGGTAGGGTTCAATTCCATTATTTCTCTTTACTTTTTTCTTATCGCAGTGTAAAATATATGATACTACTAATAGACTAATTTAGCAAGGAATACACATGGCTGACGATACTATTCCAGATGAATTGGGACTTGCAGAACCCGGCGAATCGACTTTGCCTAATTTATCTGCTAATGACTTTAAGAATCCTTTTGTTGTAGCTTGTACTCTACCTGCTGTGGAGTCTAAGATTCTGCAACTATTAAATATAAATCCTAAGATATGGCAGGAATTAAAGCAGAAAGGAGTTGTTCCACCTAAATCTTCTTACGGGGAGTGCTTACGAGCAGTATTCGACCATTATCGAGGTAGGAATGATGCTGCGGCAGTACAAGCTAAACTTCATGCAGCTAAACAGGGATTACTAGCCGAAGGTGAAGCTAAAGAAAACAATCTATCTAAACTAATAGAAGTAGAGAAAATACAACGTATTCGTTTAGATAGAGCTAAAGTACAAGAGATTCATCTTAAAAATCTAGCTACCAGGGGTGATTTATTAGATAAGATAAAATTATACGAACTAATAGCTCCTATGATGGGTACAATTGGAAATATACTTAGAAGTGCGGCAGATGAGAATCCCGAAGTACAAGGAGTAATTGATAAATGCTTTACTAGCTTATTTAACATAGGTGAAAAACTAATAGAACAAGCGGATGCTGATAAAATTGGCTATGTTCAGCATATGTTGGATACACCCCTAGATTTAGATAATATATTAAATTCGGAGATTCCTAATGGTTGAAAGAGAATATGGAAATATATCCGAACGTAAGTTTATGGGTCTATTATTGTATTTATTCCGCCCACCCTTGCGTATAAGCACGGTAGAGTGGGGTAGAAAATTCAGGACACTTACTTCTAATGAATCCACAATAAACGTAGGTACTTTTGACCCGCTTCTAAATGGCGTAATGGAATATGTATATGAATGTCTGGATAATGTATATATTCCGACAATAACTGCTATGAAACCAGCTCGGATTGGGTGGACGGAGATTATCAATACTTATCGGGGCAAAACTATTCATGCAGCTCCAAGAACTATGCTTTTAGGCTTCCCTACTACTGCCGCTGCCAGAACATTCGGAAGAGGTAAATGGAAAGCTTTTCTTAGTAATGTAACAGTCTTACGGGATATTGTCGATGCTGGTATATCTAACAATCGCAAAAGCATTTTTGATTACACTTTCCCAAACGGTGAATTACGTCTAAGAACACTCGGCTCTATCTCCAATGTTAAAAGTGATAATATTCCTTATATTGAGATAGAAGAACCGGACGATGCCAAAGAAGATGTAGGTGGGCAGGGGGATTTACTATCCAATCTATTAGAACGGCAAAAGATGGTTCCCTTAACCCAACGAAAACTAATATATGGTGGGACGCCAACTAATAAAGATTTTTCCAGAGTTGAGAAAGGTATTAAATCGAGTAATCAATTGGTGTACAAAGCTCAATGCCATGCGTGCGGAGAATTGGTAACAATGGATGGTTCGGCTTTTGCATTTATAGCATATGATGAGCGCCCTAATCGGGAGATTGACGAAATATTTGGTAAATATGACCCAAGCACAGCTCGATTTAACTGCCCATATTGCAAAGCTGAATGGTCCTACGAGCAGAAAAATAAAAACCTGATCGCTGGTAAGCAATTCGGATTTACGGATCACACAGGCACTTTTTCAAAAGGATGGCATCCTAAAAAACCGCTCGTAACCGATAACTTTGGCTTTATGTTCAGTGAACTTCTAAGTATCTTTCCAGCCAGTTCATTCATAGAATTAGCAAAGTCTCAAATACTAGCTGAATTAGACTTAGCAAGGGGGAAAGAAGGCTTGATGAAGTCTTTTTATAATAACCGTAGGGGCGAACCTTATGCTAGTGGCTTCTCGGCAATGGAAATTGAGGAGATGATTAAGCTAAGGAGTAACTATAAAGAAGGGATAGTCCCCGGTCCGGGTTTAGTTTTAACTATGGGAATTGACGTACAACGTAATAGATTAGCTTACACGATAATTGCTTGGGGCAGGTATGGTAATTGCTGGTTAATAACCTGGAATGAAATATTTGGCAATACTATGAATTGGGAAGACCCTGTTTGGGCCGAAATGACTAAGATAGCTCTTACGGAAATTAAACATATAGGTGGTAGAACTATTCCTATAAGTGCGGTCAGCATAGACTCAGGTGATGGAACAACAGTTGAGCTTGTTTATCGTTGGGTTAATTCGATGAATGAATACTCAGAGTTTAATGGTCAAGTTAGAGCAACTAAAGGTGTTAGAGAATTACGTTATTCTCAAAATGATATTTATGCAGAACCTCATGATGCGGATATTGTAACCTATAAACAAGAAAGAAGAACTCTTGCTGAACGTATGGGTGTTAAATTGTTTATGGTAGGAGCGCATAGGGCGCATGATGAAGTTCTTCGTAGGCTCTCCTTAAATAAAATTCCTGATTGTAACCAAGATAGATTTTACTTTTGCGAAACTAGATACGGTGGTTTTGAAGAACAAATACTTTCTTGTAGGAAACTTGTGGACACTTCTGGTAATAGCCAGAAAGAAGTTTATAAATTGATAAGCGGCAAGCATAAAGAAGCTATTGACTGCTGTAAACTTGCCTTCCATGCTATGATAGCAATCAGTTTGAGGGAATATACAGACCAGCATTGGACTAATATCGAAGAGTATTTGTTCAAAGATACAAAAGGTTGATCGAATAAATTTGAGATTTTTATTGGTTTAGGGTAAAATGAGGTATCTTATAAGAGGATACTTCTATGGAACGGGCCTACCAATTTATATCTCAGTTTGTATCTATATTAGATAGTGATGACATCCAGCATATAGGAGTAATTTTTCACTATCTATCTGGTACTTTTGGAAACGATCTTAATGAAAGTCAATTAGTGGCTTTGACCAGTTTAGTGCAAGATATAGGTTTTGATAGTTTTCTGGAATCTAGTATTCCGCAGGCTATTTACAATCATAAGTATATCATAGTAGCTAATCAAATGCTTACTTACAATAAGTTAGGTCGAAGCATTTCTATTAGTAAAACAACCCGGCGTCAAGCCGAACTCCACTTATTCACTGAGGGGATGAAATGAATATAACTGTTACAGAAGCTAGAGCTAGATTGGCTTTAGTACAAGCAGCCATAGACGATATTTTACAAGGAACTAGAAGGAAGTCTTTAAAGATAGGTACTAATGAGTTTATGCGTGCGCATGAGTTCGAGACTATTTCGTATAGGGAATTAAAAGAAGAGGAATCGGCTCTGCTTGATTATATAAATACATTGGATAATGTTACAGTAACACCAACTTTCCGGCAAAATACACATATTCCTCTCATTATCACTAGAACACCGGAATAATTATGACAGATACTACTGATAGTTTAACCAGTTTCTTTACCTTGGGATTGACTGCCCCAGCTTACGAAGGTGCTAGTCAAGATTACCGTAATTCACAGAGAGTTGCTTTTACTGCTGATGCTGATTTTATTGCTATGGCAGAATATGCCTTATTACAAGGCAGAAGTAGGCATCTTGCTCGTAATGATCCCATAGCACATGCGGCAGAAAATAAGTTTATAGCTAAAATGGGGGCCGTTTCTGTTAAATGGCAAACTAAGGAAGGTGAAGAACATCCACTCATGCAAGAACTGTGGGATGAATTCTATGATGACCCTTGCGTGGATGGTAAGGGTAATGGAAATACTCTACAAGCTACTTGGAACCATGATAGATTTCAGAGTGGTGAAGCTATTTCTCGGATGTTGATAGTTACAAAAAATAACCCCAATCGGGTCAAATTAAAACTCCAAAATATTGAGAGCGAATATTTAGATATTAACTATCGGGGATTTGACCTGACTGATGTCGATATACAATATCGCACTCGTTACGGAATTACCTTTGACGAAAATTCTAAGCCGCAAATATACCATTTTTATCCTGATGGTACTTTCGCATTAGGCGCAAATCCCAATTCGGTAGATCAATTTAGACGTGTTCCTATAGCCGCTCAAGATATACTCCATATCTTTGAACGCCTTCGTAGCAATCAATGGAGAGGTATTCCGGTAATAGCTCCTATGCTGACAACTCTTTATCAGATGTCAGATTTAGAATTTGCTACTGTAAATAAACAACAAGCTGCTGCGGCTATATCATGGATAGTTGAACAAGCCGATGCTCTAGCATTAAATCCTGCGGGTTCTGTTAAGACGGCAGATAAAAGGTATATGAATGATACTGAGAAGAAACTTATTTTTACCACAACTGGTGGTGCTGTTCAATATACAAACCCCGGCGATAAATTTCAATTGGTTCAGAGTGCAGACATAGGTAATAATCTCTTAGGTCTTTTAAAGCATCTTTTGCAAAAAGTAGCTGTTGGTTATGGTATACCTTATTATATGTTATCTGGAGATACCGAAGGATTAAGTTTTGCTGCTATCCGGGGGATTTTAATTGAGTTTAGAGATAGACTAGAGTATTTACACCATTTCGTAAATATTCCCGATGGTTTGGATAAACTCACCGCACGATTTAAAGCTATAGCTAAACTCTCTTTCCCGGTAGATGAAGCTTTTCCCGTGTATGGCTTCCCTAGATATTATGGAGTTGACGAATTGAAAGATACTCAGGGAGATATATTGGAAATACAAGCCGGATTGGCAACCAGCGATCAGAAACGTGAAGAACGCAACACTACATTTGAGCAAGTACGCCAAAGCAGAGTTAAAGATCAAGAACTGGGAATTAACGGATTGCTCGATCTGCCAACTACAAAAGCCCCGGTATCGGCCTCGGATAAAAAACAAGCAAATAATAATAGCTCTAGCAATTAAATTCGATTGCTCCAGCATTATTTTTATGCTAAAATTAGTGAAACAAATAAAAAATTTTTATAGGTATTGCAATGACATATCCTTTATTGCTTGCTAGATATTTCAATACGCCACAATTACTTGTGGAAAGTCAATTGAATATACTTACAAATGAGGTTTTTTCAAAATTATTGTCCGGCGAGGAGATAGAAAGAAAATATTCTACACCAGAAATACCGACAAATTTAGATAATCCTAAAATTGCTGTTATTAAAGTACACGGTACTCTAGTTAATAAAAATGGTGCTGGAGCTTCTGGCATTACTTCTTACGAATCTCTTTATGATAAGATAAATAAAGTTATTGAGGCGAAAATACCGAATATTCTTTTTGATATTTCATCTGGCGGTGGTGAGGCTGCCGGGAATTTTCCACTAACTGATTTTATTGCTTCCTTACCCGACAAATACGGAATCAAAACATTCAGTTTCACGGATTCTATTGCAGCTTCCGGCGCTTATTCTATTATGGCATCTACTCAAAAAGTATTTGCTACCGATATGGCCGTTGTTGGTAGTATTGGAGCTGTCGCTTCCATCATTGACTTAACGGAAGCCGATAAAAAAGAGGGTGTTAAATATATTATCCGTAGAAGTCATAGCAAAAAACAAGAGTATAATCCGCATGAAAGTATTTCGGAAGATATTATAACATCAATGGATGCTCAAATAAAAGATTGGGGGGATAAATTTTTCAAAAACGTATTAGAACATCGTGCAACCATTACAGAAGATACTTTAAATAATTTAGCGGGAAGCACAGTTAATGCTACCGTGGGTAAAAATATTGGTCTGATTGATGAAATAGTCAGTTCAATAGATGAGGTTTTTCCCCTAATTTTAGGGAAAAATGTTGATGTTAAACTTAAAAAAGGTAATATTACTATGGCTACACTTGAAGAGACATTAGCGCAATTAGTAGATACTCAGGCTAAATTAGCCTCTCTATCTGCTTCTAAAGAGGCTGATATTAAAATGGCTGTCAAGGAAGAACAAAACAGATGTTTGAAGATTCTGGAGGCTAAACAAACTTTCGGAGTTTCCGAATCAGCGGCAAAGAATGCAATTATGAAAGGCTTTTCTTTAGAGGTAGTTACAGAAATGTTTACCGAAGTAAAAGCTTGCGTAGATGCAGCTAATCCTATCAACACTATGCAAGCATCTACCGGCAGTGTAACGGGAGCTACAGCGGCTGATATTGCAAAATTGGGGGCACAACAGGTTAAAACGGAAACAGCTCAATTAGGTGGAGGTACTTTCGCTATCTCCGAATTACTTTCAGCTATGGCTGATATTGGCAAAGATGCCACAGGAGGTAAATAATTATGGGTACATTAGCTGCAAACACAACGGCTAACAATGGTGGTTTTACTTCATTGGGAGAAAAGACTTACAATTATGTAATTAGGGGGGCTGAACCTCCCGTACAAACTAGGGATATTACTGTTGCTTCGGGACAAGTATTGAAAAAATATACTTGGCTGGAATCTGATAGTTCAGGTAATATGATCGCTCATGCTCCTTTGGTTGAGATAGCTTCGGTAGCCTTTATTGCTATTGATGCTGCTGAAACTATTATTTTGGCCGGTTTAACTTGGACTGCTGGTGGTTCCGGTACTACTGCTGCACAATTGGCTGCTGCTTGGGCTGATATTGCGGCTGGTACTGGTTATGCTGCTCTTGCCGACCGTACAACTGGAGGTTCGTTTACCGCTGGTACACTTACTGGTTATGCAACATATGCTAGTGGAACACCATTAACTACGGTTATTTTCCGTGCAACTACGGCTGCTTCCGCAACTGATATTGCTGATTCTGGTACGGGTGATAATCCGACAGTAACCATCATTCAATATGCTGCTGCAAACAAAATCACCGGCTTGCTTGCAATGGATGTAGACGGTACTTCTTCTGCTGTTGCTGCGTCTATGTATCTTAGTGGTAACTTCTGGGAAGATGGCCTTGTGTGGGGAATAGATGTTGCAACGGATACTATCACAAAAGTAGACGGAACAACAGTTGCTTGTACGGCATATGATACAGGATGTTATAACTCAGCTCTCAGACAGAAACTTTTGGAAAATCTGGCTGGTGGCACTAACATTATAGTGGGCGCTTTTCTTACTGGTGAGGTAGAATAATAATGGCTACAATTCAAACAACTTTTGGGCCTAGAAAAGAGATTGAAGGCTATATCGAGGGTAATAAACAAAAACGCCCCTTAGCCTTTAAACCCTTCTTTGGGGATGTTAATACAACTTGGGCTGACACTGTTACCTACGATGTAGGTGCAGATGAAAGAAACTTAATGGGACAATTCGTCGAACCTGATATTGATGTTTATCGGGTACAATTACCTAGCTTTGAAACGAAAGACTTGTCTTTTGCTTATGCTAAGGAAGGGGTAGGTTCACCAGACTATTCTGAAATTTCACAACGTATGATGGGTGAACAACCGGGTGCAGTTACTTTGGAGTCAGGTAGATTGGCTCGATTGGTAGCTGAAAATATGCAATCACAGTTTACTTTGGCTTACAATAGGTTTGAAAATCTCTATGAATATGCCAGAGCTAAAATTCTGATCGACGGCGTATTGGATACCAATGTAATTTCTCCACAAGGTAAACATAAACGTATCGTTTGGAATATGGGACGTACTGTTCTTAGTAATGGAACTACCAATGACCAAACGGAACGGGATGGTAATTATGATAAAGTCTACAACGAGATTGTTCCCGAAGTTGACTTGACTAATCTTTGGGCTAACACGTCAACTGCGGTAGCTGGGGGTCTTTCCTGGGATGCTATAAGTGGTGCGACTGGAAGTGCGGTTACTCCGGCAAAAGCAGTATCCCCGGTAGCTCATCTTAATCGTATGTTGTCAATTGCCAATAATAGGGCAGGCACTGCGGCTATATTTATGGCGGATGACGCCTATTCTTGGCTTAATTATGATCTAAATACCAATTACTCAAAAGCAGCCGACGTTACAATCCGTTCTAATATTACCATCGAACTGGAAGTAATGCCTTATGTTCAAGAGATTGAAGGTTTGACTTTCAGAAGGTTGTGGGATAGTGGTGGTACTTTGATTCCTATCTATACCTATAATGGTAAATACCATGACCGGGTAACAGGAGTTAAAACTGCATATTTCCCTAATGGTAGAGTTGTATTGGTTCCTCCTCCGGCTTATGGTGCTATTCGCTTCGGCAAAATTATGCACTTGAAAGCAAAATGGGCTGCGCAACAATTCTGGGTGAACTATTGGATGAATGAAAAAACTGGCATTGAACAGTTTGAAATTCATACTAATTTTGTGGCTTATCATAAGGATATTAACAGTGTAATTAGCTGGCGCGTATGCTCAACAGCCAAGACTTGATTCTAAAAGCTTAGCTGGTTAAGATATAGTCTCACTAGGGTCGCTCCCGAAAAGTAGTTACCTGCTGCCTGTGAGACTTCTTTTTAAGGTAATTGTTTAGTGGTAAACGATATGTTATTACAACAATTGAAAGAAACTTATAAATATGATCCTGATTCTGGGCAGTTTACTAGGGTAAAAGCTTCCCGTGCCTGCAAAGTAGGTAGAATATCCGGCTGCTTAGACAAATCTACTGGTTATGTGCGTTTAGGTATAGGTAATACAGTATATCATGCACATAGACTTGCTTGGTTATATATGACAGGAGAGTTACCAAGCCAGGTAGATCATATAAATGGAATACGCCATGATAATAGATTTATTAACCTAAGAAATGTAACCACATTAGAAAATAACCGTAATGCTAAACAACGGGTAGATAATATTTCGGGCATAACTGGAGTCTATTATAATAAAAAAGCTAATCGCTGGGTTGGTCAAATAAGTATACAGGGCAAACATATCCATTTAGGTAATTTCATAACAAAAGAAGAAGCCATAGAAGCTAGAAGAAAAGCAGATAAATATTATGGTTTCTCCGAAAGGCATGGAACATGAATTTAAAGGTATCCATTGAAGGTTTAAATACATTGAAAAAACTAGCCGATTCTGATGCGGCTATTCAGACTATTTTACCAGATATTTCTACCAGTATTTTAAAATTCAATACTACTCTAAATAATCGAGTTGACGCTTTATTTAATACCCCCTATTCTTTAGATAAAGTCCGCATAGGTAGGACAGTAGATGCAGACAGAATTACCAAAACGCTATTACGTTTTAGTTTGCAGTATCAAGATGTACCCGTAACCCTTGATAAATACCCAATACAAGAAACAGAGAGTTCTAGTATTTCCTCGGCTCCTACTCGAATACCTCCTATAAATTTAAGAGGTTTTGTTAAATGGCACAAAGGTAAGCATTCTAAAGATTATAAAGTTTCTATTAGAAAGGGAAAATATAAGCTTCAAGGGGAAAATAAAATAGGTAGTTACGCTTTTCAAACCCCCAGAACTCATTTATTATTGAGGCGTTTTCGAGATACTTGGGATGAATTACCGACTAAAGGGAATTTGGGTATTAGGAGCCCTAGACAAGTTATGTACGGGCCTAGTTTAGCTAGTTTAGCTGCTTCCGTACTGGAGAAAGACTCGACAATTTCCCGAGCCTATGATAAAATGTTTGACGAAATAGCTAAAGCATATATTAGGTATTACGAATGATTGAATCCGAAGAAGAAATACAAGAAATATTAACTTTAGAAGGCAGAGATATAACCTTCACTGCTTTTTCAATTAAGGCAATATTCGGAACGAGTACGACGTTATTGCGTCAAGAACCTTCTTTTTCCGAAGTAGAGCAATTAGAATTCAATTTTTATGTAAGTACATTAGACTGTGTTAATAACACAATAGTAGGTAAAGATACTTTTACTATGTCTGATAGTATTTATATTTATTCCTTTAAAGTTCTTAGAAACCCAATTCCTTATATGGATGGCTGGAGTAGAATTTCTGCCGGATTTACCGGAAAGGTATCTGTATGATTTCAGAAGAAGAATTCCTATCTTTTTTACAAGAACGTCCCTCAACGAAAGGGTATGCAATCGAACTTGCCGAAAATGTATTGGAGAATTGGCAAAGTGCCGAAGAACTACCTGTCATTTATATTGGCTATGCTACTTTTGATAGCAAATTCCCAAATCAACCGATAGAAAGCACCATATTTAATAAACATGGTGAAAATATAGTACAAACTTTTGAAATACATATTGTTTGCGCTAATGCTGACTTTAAAACTATTTGGGTTGATATATATGAAGCTCTAATAGGACAAAACCCAGCCCCTTCCGAAAAACAACATACAGGTTTTACCTATGCTCAAGGTGGTAAAATGGGTAGGAGTAATGGGAAGTTATGGAACGTAGACCTTTGGCGCATAGGATTTCCCACAAATAAACAATTATACTATTTACAATAGGAGCATGAAATGGCAGGCGGTTATATTACAGATAAGAGTTTAATACCAGATACCACCCAAGTATCAAAACCTCAAGAGCTTTCTTTGGATAGTCCTTGTGGTAGGGCTTTTGCAAATGCCCAAGAAACGGAGGTTAAAGTTATACCTCCACAAGATGAAACCGTAGTAACTCAGACTAATCAATAGGTATCAATATGACCGAATTAGTAAAATTTAACGAAAAAAATAGAGCTTTATTTGCTACTATTGAAGCTTCGGCAGGTACTTATGAAGCTCCAGTGGCAACAGAAGCACTTGCTGTTATGACTTTGGAGGGGAGTGTAACTACTGAGACAACAAGTTATGAATATCTAGGTGGAAGTTTAAGCCGGGATGAATATTCATTTATAACAGATAGTTTTGCTGATTTCTCTGCTGAAACTCCGCAGCAAATTCTAGGTGCTTTGGATGCTGGCATTACTGTTGCAGAAGTTCCTTTTAGTCAATGGTATCAAGCTTGTGGTGGATATGTTTCAGTATTGTCCACTGCTTTCGGATGCTTTCCGGCTGGCGCTGCTTTCATCGATAATACACAAGTCAGTAATGAACGTCTATCTATCGATTATAGGCTTGACAGTAACCAAGATACTGAAACACAAAAATTGCGCAAGTTCTACTCTTGCCAAGGTTCAATGGATTTAACCATAAACTTGGGCGATATACCTAAAGCTAAGTTTGTTGTAAAAGGTAATGCTTATGCACCTGTGCAAGCTGCTATTTTGTCACCAAATTTCGGCAGTCAGTTTGAAAATGTAGCTTCCGATGTTCAAATGGCTACGATAGTTAGCGCTGAAATAGCTGAACGTGATGGTACATTTACAGCTTTTGGTGGTACGATCAGCACTATTACACACACTGCTAACATTGCTGTTGCTACTACCTCGGCCGCTCATGGACTTGGCGCTAATGAATCTATTCGGTTTATTAAGATAGCCGGAGCTACCGACGATACATATAACGGTACTTTCATGATAACTATTTTATCAACTACTACCTTCATGTATCATATGGTAACTACCCCGGCGGCTGATGCAAGCGGTACGTTTACCGCCGAAGTTGGCCCAGTAGCTAAAACATTCTGCTTTGGCAACACAACAGCAACTAACTTTTTCGGCTTTCAACTAGACCGTTATAGACTGGGTTGCGAAGTAGGTTATGATAAAAAACCTGTCGCAACGGATGTAACTACGTCAATCTTGGAAGGTAAAGCGCCAGCTTCTCAAATAACTGGAATTACCAGCACAACCACTACTGCAACGGTAACAGCGGTAGCTCATGGATTGTTAGAAGGTAACAGTGTCACTATTTCCGAAGTAACCGGAGGGGGTGCTACTTATTACAATGGAACATTTACAGTTTTGGCCGGGCCGACTGCTGATACTTTCCAAGTAACTATTTCTAGTTACAGCGGAAGCTTCTCAGGTTTGGCAAGGGCTGTAAATAATAGTTTTGTTACATTTGACCCAGATAGTCATATTAGTGACTTCTTCGGCGTTAAGATTAAGTTTGGCCCGAATGCTGGTGAGTATGTAACTTACAAATGGGATAAATTACAAATCAAGGATGTTAAGGAAGGTAAGATAGATACTTTCTTGGCTCGTGATATTACGTTCCGCAACACTGGGAAGTCGTTCATTGTGCTTTCGTAATTCTGGTAGTTCGATAAACTAGGGAGGGTATAATCTACCCTCCTAACATTTTCAATTGTTTTAAAGAGGACTAATAAAATGGCTGTAAAAATTAAAGTAAAAGGTATCCAACCCGTTAAAGAATTCTCCCCTATGGTAGAGGGTAGAAAAATGGCAACTATTTTTGGTTGCAAAATCTACAACTCAGACGAACTAGTTGAAATTCGTCAAGAATATTTATCCATTGCTAATGACCCCGACTTAGAAATGGCCCTAGCTAAACTTTCTAAACTGGAAGCCGAAGGTGATCGTACTACGCCGGATTTCTATGACGAAAGAGGAAGTCTGCGGGTCTTAGTGGATAATAAATCCGAAAGTCAAAGTAAAGCTTTACTCGATTTCTATAAAAAGCAAATTGTTTACGTTAAGCAAGCTGCTTTGGAAATTGAAACAGAAGAAGGTTTAGCTAAGGACATTAGAGTTTCTGACACTAAATCTGCAACCCCTATTGAGTCTTTGTGGTCGTCACCGGAAGAATGTCTGGCCGTCCTCCTAGACACTTATTTTGGCGTTCCGGCCATCAAAGACTCTCTTTTTAAGGATATAATTGACACAGTTTTGAACATACATACTGATGCCAAAGTGGGAAACTAACTCAAGCTGGTGAAGCGCTGGGGAAGGTAGAGTTAATCTTAAGAGATAAGAAAGAAATCACAGATAGACAAAAGGAAACTAATGATTTTTTCGCTGCCTTCTCCCACCAGACACAAAAAAAGCGTATAATAGAGGAAGTTGATGAAATAGTAGAAATTGAATTGTGGGAATGTAATATTCCTTACTATGAAATCTTTTTCATCTTGCGGGATTATTTAAAAGAGTATTATGCAATTGATACCTATGTGTTAATAAAGCTTATTCAAGGACGTAATTTAAACTTAGAAGAAGCTTTAACATGTGTGGCAGCAATCCATAATGCTTATGTAAATAAGATAGCACCGGACCCCGAAACCTCTAATAAGGGAGAAAGCTAATGGCCGAAAGACAGAATAAAATTAAAGTTATTTTCGATTTGGATGTCGATGGTGTAGTACAGGGAGGTACTAAGGTCAAAGCTGTTTTTGATGAACAAACTAAATTGCTTAACCAAGTTAGGTCTGCTTCGGAATTAAACGAAGGTGTCCAGAAGGTATATAATAACACCGTCGCCGCGCAGACCTATGCTTTGGAGACTCTCTTAGGGACAATAAATAAGATAAATAGCCAGCCTCAACTTGAAGATACTCTAGCTCTTCATATTGCAGAGGC